ATGGCAAGTGTAAATGATTTGAATTTTAACCAAATTTCAACGGTATTAACGTCAATTGTGGCACAGGCTACAGGTGAAAAGGTTTTGACCCCCACAAATACTGGGGATTTTGTATCGGTAGCTACAACAGCGTTAAAAAATGGAACCGACCCTGTAATGAGCGCCATAACGCAGATGGTTACTCGGACAATTTTTTCGATTAGACCCTATTCTGAAAAGTTCCCGGGACTGAGGGTTGACAATGAACGTTGGGGGAATATTGTCAGAAAGCTGAATATTGCTGATGGTGATTATATAGATGATACATCTTTCGCATTGCCTGAAGACGGACAAAGTGTAGACATGTATAAGCTCCGCCGTCCCAATATATTGCAAACAAATTTTTATGGTGCAAATGTATTTAGTATTGAGCGTTCGTATTTTCGTGAGCAGATAGAATGTGCATTTACGGGTCCTGAAGAGCTGGCAAGTTTTTATTCTATGGTTACCGGAAATATTATGGATATGATAGAAACTGCGCATGAAAATCTTAAACGTGCAACGCTTTCCAATTTAATTGGCGGAATTGTGCAGGGTGGCGGAGATGAACAAGTCGTGCATTTGCTGTCAGAATATAATACAAAAACTGGCGGGTCATATACGGCGGAAACAATACAAGCTCCCGATGTATATCCTGATTTTGTCAAATTTATGTATTCGGTGATAGCGACTAAATCAGCATTAATGACTGAAAGATTGCAAATTCATCATATCAATGTAACAGGTAAAGAAATTACTCGTCATACGCCGTATGAAAACCAGAGACTGTATATGTACGCTCCTACTATGTATGATAGTACGGCACGAGTAATAGCTGATACATATCATGATACGTTTCTCCGTTATGCTGATCATGAAACTGTCAATTTCTGGCAGGCTGTAGATACTCCAGACACTATTAAAGTTACACCGTCATATTTAACAGCATCTGGAACTATAAATACCCCCGCAAGCGAAGTATCAGTTCCCGGAGTATATGCTCTTCTTTGTGATGAGGAAAGCTGTGGAATGACAGTATGTAATGAATGGAGTGCAACAAGTCCGCTTAATATTTCAGGCGGTTATTATAATGTTGCATGGCATTTTACGGATAGATTTTGGAACGACTTTACCGAAAATGCTGTAGTATTTACAATGGATTAATATTATGCAAGTTACTTTATATTCAGGATTTGGAAAGCGGAACAATTCAACCAAAACACCCCCTACAGGGGGTGTTATATACACCGGAACGCTGAAAGATAATTGTACAATACTAAAACCTGTCATTATCTTTCAGGCTGCCGGGGCGGTTGATTATTTCCCTGCAAGCTATAATTACGCTTATATTGATGCTTTTGAGAGATATTATTTTGTGACGGAATGGGAATGGGTGGAACGGAATTGGATTGCAACACTTGAAGTTGACCCTATGGCATCATATAAGGGGGATATTGGAACAAGTACACATTATGTCGAGCGTTGCAGCGGAACATTTAACGGACGTATTGTTGATACTGTATATCCTGTTTTAACTAATCCTACTGTCAATATAACCGATATTGACTCTCCATGGATTGATGAAACCTATTATATTGTAGGTATAAGTGGTGGTGGAGGTTCAACAGGGATCACTTACTATATTTTTTCATCCTCTCAATATTCAGCATTTATTCAGAACATATATAATAGTAAATCGTGGTGGAATGCTTCAACTGCAGATATTACTTACGACCCCTCAATATTCAATCCGCTGGATTTTATAAAATCAATAAGATTGTACAGAAGTTCATTTGGCGGAACTGCGGTAGACAGTGTAAATATGGGATATTGGAGCGTGCCTGCCACATGTAGGATAATATCTGATACACAAGCATATACAAGCGTGCAAAGAACAATTACATTGCCACAACATCCGCAGACTACAAGTCGGGGGAGCTATGTAAATTCAGATTTATATACTAAGCGTATATTATCAGTTAAACCCTTTGGTAAGATTCCTTTGGATTGCAGTTTAATTGCTAATGAAACGTCTATTAAAATTTATATTGGTATTGACGCATATTCTGGCCGGGGCTGGTTACGTGTATCTAATGGTTCCAATTCTATGATAATTGCTGAATCAGAGGCACAGGTTGGAGTTGATGTACTTCTTAATGTTCAGGCCGTATCGGAACTTTCACGAGCAACAGCGATAGTTAATTCAGCTTCAAGTATTATTAGCACATTAACAGGAAGCGGGTCGAATATGACTATCGAAACAGGCGTTAGTAACTGGGCGGCAATTGCCGGAGTGCCGCTTATTCGTGAGACTGGAACAGGTGGGGATTTAGCAACATTTTCTTTTGCTGAAAGTAATCGATTATGTTCAGCATTTTATTCAATAGCTGATGAATATAATTCGGAGTTTGGCCGTCCATATTGCGCACCGGCGGTATTAAGCACTGTAGGAGGTTTTATTAAGTGTGCAAATGCGGAAGTAGAATTCCCATGTCTTGCAACGGAGCGTGCAAAAATTGAAGAATATTTGAATGGGGGATTTTTCTATGAATAGTGTGCCGTATTCATACGGTAATATCATGCTTGAAACGGCACCTGTTACGCCGTCAACAATACATGTAACGAATACAGCTTTATCAGCATTCTTCAGGCGTTATTTATTTTCTGATTTATTAAGTGTTTGGGAATGGGAAATCCCGGAGAATTGGGATAGCAATTATTTCAAAGCTGTACTATTCTCATGGGGGTATTTTGCAGTTATTGACACTCCAGCATTCGGTATAATTCCACAACAGGCGGGATTAAAAGGATATAATGTACAGTATCAACCTACTAATGTTGTAATTTCTAATCCGAGAATAAATCAAATACTTGAACCTATAATCGGTAAAGAATGTGCCGTAATCAGAATACGTCCCGATTATTGCGGCATGCTTGACATTGTTAATTATTATGGCGATATGATGGCGTTGACTGCAGAAACACTTGATACCAATATACTGAATTCAAAACTTGCTTATGTCTTCGCTTCTGATAATAAAGCCGGAGCAGAAACATTCAAGAAGTTTATGGATAAAATTGCCAGTGGTGAACCTGCGGCATTTATAGATAAAAATTTATTTGATGAAGAACATAACCCCCACTGGGTAAAGTTTAATAATGAAATTCGAAATAATTTCATAGCAAATGATTTACACGGACTTCTTAAAAATCTATATAATGATTTTCTTAATCGAATAGGCATACCAACTGCCAATACTGATAAAAAAGAACGACTTATAACATCGGAGGTTGAAGCTAATACACAGCAGTCGTTCTCCGCAATGGATATGTGTTTAAAGGAAGTCCGGCGAGGTATTGAGCAGGCTATAGAAATATTCCCTGAACTTGAGGGTAATCTGTCGGTTAAATGGAGGGTAGAAGTTAATGGACGCTTGTCTTTCAATAATGGGAATAATCAACTCAACGCTTCCGACAACAGCGGATTTTGAGGATTTAGCTTCAAAATTTAAAAGCTGGTTTAATGTATCCAGTAGTTGGATGACGACACAACTCGCCGGATATATTCTTATAAATACTGCGGAACTTGAATTCATATTTCCCGACCCTAATTTTGCTGAAATTGCTATTAGTGCATGGGCTCAATTAAATGATGTGAGATTTACGGAATTATATAATACTACTACTGATGCATTCTATAATTCGTTTGAACCTCTTGAAAATTACAATATGGAAGAGACAACTACGCAAGAAGATACTAATACCGGAACTGATTCGCATACCCACAGTGGAGGTACCACCACTGAAGATAGTATTACGACTAATGATACCGGCACAGTATCAGACAGCGGGGATGCTAGTCGTGACGGAACTACTACGCATAAAGTATCGGCATTTAATTCATCAACATTAGCGGATGCGCATAGTGACACTGATAATTTTAGTACTACTTCTACTAATACCAGAACTGACAATTTAACGCACACAACTACAGAGGAACACACATTTACAGATACGCAAAAGCTCGATATAAGCAGAAGTGATATATTAAATCGTACAGTAACGCTAAGTCGTCACGGAAACATCGGAGTAACCACAAGTCAGCAAATGGCGCAAAGTCAAAGAGACTTAGTTATGTTCGATTTTAATAAATATATATGTGACGAATTTAAAAATGAATTTTGTATTTTGTTATATTAAGAGGTGCCAGAATGTATTACTTTCCTTATACAAATTTTCACGACATGAACCTTGACTGGATAATTGAATATATAAAATCCGCTAAAAGTGAAATAGAAGATTTAATAAATCAATTTGAAAACTTAATAGTCCAAACAACTGGCGAATCAACAACGCAGGTAATGAGCCAAAACGCTGTAACGGTACAGACGAATTATTTAAGCTCCAGAATTAACAGTCTTAATACTACAGTCGAGGAATTAACCAATAAAGTCAATCAGGATATAGCTAATCTTGAGTCTTTTGAAGGTGAGACGAACTCTAATTTTAATTCTGACAGGTTGAGATTGTCAACTATTGAAAACACATTAACACGTTTTTATGTTTTTGTTAGACATACTGAAACGGAGAATACTATAAATGTATCGATGTCCGATCTACTAAATTACCGCACCAGAGCTAACGTCCGATATTATATCCAGGATTCTGACAATAATTTTGTCAGGTATGCATATGAATCATATGCACCACAATCATCGAAAATGATGATTCAGACTTTACCCTATACTAATGAAAATGCCGTCTATCGTGCAACGATTGACATTACATCTGGAGGCATAACATATGACAGAATAGGGCTTGTTGCTGTATCTCAATCGTCCGGTACAAGTCAAACATCGGTAATGTCGCAGAGAGCTGTAACGGATTTTGTCAACACTTCCAATCTGCCGAGATACCCCCGATTTGTAATTACATCTGACGGCGAAACTATTTCATCAGGACAGCTCACTATATTACAAAATATTCTTAACGCAATAGTAGTTAATAATTATTCTCCTCAAATTTATTTGAAAATTACAACGGATGATGTGACTGAGCAATTATATGTTGACAGTGCAAATAGCACCGGGTATGTCCTCCGAAATAATAACTATATTATAACATATACTACCACACCGTCAGTAACTATAGAACCCGTTGAAAAAGTGTTTACTTCTTCATCTACTGGCATAACAAGAATTGCCGAGGGGGGTGCAACAGGATATAGCATATTAAAACTTGAAGGGTCAGACATCGATTTGACAGACTATTATATTGTCGATGCTGATATATCGAACTTAACCGGGGGTGTTTCATCATTGATATCTGTTTCCGAGGTGTCCGGGTTTCCTGTGATATTAATATATTCAAATGGCGTAGCGTTCTCCGGAAGTTGGACTGTAACGTGTAGACATAAATAAAGCGGGCGCAGCCCGCTTTATTTTTTAAAATGAACAATAATCGTCGTCATTAACAATTGGCATTTTAGAAGCTGTCTGAGGCTCATCGTCCGTTTCATCCGGCTTGATACCCCGGACTATATAGAGCTTATCAATAAATAATCTAAGGTTATAATCTAATGATTTTTGGGGCTTTTCTACGACACCCTCAATAATTACTTCTGCACCTTTAGGAATAAATTGCAGCACATTTTTTAATTGTTCCTTATTACCAATAATATCATAAAATACTGTATTTTTGAATATTTGGCAGGCCAGAGAGTTTGCAACCATAACTTTGGTACTTGTTTTAACCTCGCTCCACTCCTTACACAATCTGCCTTGAATTACTGTTTTGTTATACATTTTCTTTCTCCTTTAATAATTAATATTTATCTATATTTAAAATATAAGATACAAATTAAAATTACCGCAATAATGGTAACTATAAGTAATCGAGCAGCCCAGAATTTCAACATCTCTATCCATGTAAAATTATTTTTCATTTATACACCTCAATACATTTTTATATATTTTAATAACAATTTTAATAAATATCCTTTTTCCGCTTCAGCTTCTCCAAAATACACGGAATTTACAATATTTCGGTATTTATTGCGGAACACCAAGATGTCATATTCATTAAGCTTAAATTCTTTAGGTGCTCCGCTTTTATGTGTTGACAAGTAGTACGGTTTTTGCCTGGATTTATGCCGGTATATTGTAATTTCACCTATTGTTACAACAGGTATATATTCAGCAAGTGGACGTGACACATCTAAGAAGCTGTCCATATCTTCAAAGAGGTTATCAATAGCTTGATTGGCAAATGCCGTGTCTTTCGTATATTTATATAATGCTGTTTTCTTTTTGCGCTCGCTTATTGGCGAATTTAGATATAAAGCTATTAAACGTTCATGTTCTCTGTCTATTTTCAATTCTTTCTTATTACGGTACATTTCCATAATTGGACTTATCATATTAAGTGTCAAAAAGTAGTCATTGTTTAAAATTGTAGAATTACATATGCTAATAACGCGGAGTGCCGGGCGGCCCTCTAACTCTCTATTACGATTGATTGTCTCATAAGCATTGAAGAACGTGAAAGCCTCGCCATTCATGCTTTGCCCCTTTAATGTTTGAGGTATCGCTTCGTCCTGTATTATAAAATCAATGTCCGTCATATCACCACCGCGGAAATTCGCAAAGGTTGATAAGCTCATCATATATCCGAGACATTCACCCCACGCCTTGCCATCCTCATCGGCATAATAAAAACTATAGCAGTCGTCACCGTTAGGATAAGGCCGAATATCTATCCCTTTATCAGAATTCAGTTTTTTGAATACGTTAAAAGCTTCTGTAGAAAGCTTCTTAACCTCGGAAGCTTTGCGCCGAAGTAATATGAATTTTGTATGACGATTTAATACTATTGTTTCAAGTATAGTATACGTCTTCCCAATTCCTCGGCCTCCGATTAGCCACATAAACGGCAAACCCTTATTTAACAGATATTCAATATCAGGATATCCTGACGGTTGATATAATTTACTTTTCTTTACTCTATCCATCGTATCTTTTCCATATCAAAATAGTTTTTTCGTAGCCATTCAAGGGATGAATTACTAATACGTTTTAATATGTCCTCAATATCTATACTTGTACTAAGCTTATATGTCGTTGGTACTATTGCGACATTTGACGAGATATGAAGATTATGCCCGTCAATTTTCAAATCTATGTCCGTATCATTATCATTATAGATTGCCCTTGTACCCCCCGCTTTACTCCAAATAAAACCTTCCTTGAATTTCTCAATATCGCCGAGTTCTTCCGCGCCGGACGGAGTAGACCCTTTTCTATTCTTATTGACACCTGCCACAGTCACTTTTAATTCTCCGTCCTTAACCTGGGCGTATTTCTTCGCTCCCAGAGTGACGAATTTTTCGCTTATTCCTTCGTTTTCATATACCCCCATATAATGATTACCACCCTTTCTATCGATAGCCTTATAGCCCAATTTTTGAGCTTCTGCGACCATGCGTTTATTATAATCTGTCGGAGTATAAATTCCTATATATTTTACACTGTCTGTATCTGCATATACAAAATCTCTTCCGACTAACCACATAAAAACTTTTAAGTCCTGCCGGGCATAAGCTGTAACCCATACACCGACAGCATACGGGAGAAAAGGCGAACGCTTCATTTTAGCAAGCTTCTCCTCTTTTGTGTCTATGAGATAGTATTCGTCAGTTGAAAAAAGATACGCTATATCGTCTTTCAAAGTGTTTTGTACCGTCATACCATACAACGCGTTGATTTTCTTTTTTGACTCTGCGTATGCAATTTTATCTTCTCCGCCTTTCAGCTCTGTCTTTTTTATAAACAAATCAATCACCAGCTTCCTAAATTCGTAGGGCAAATATCGTTTGAGAGACTTATAACATTCTATTATTGTTATATCCTGCAAAGAAATGTTATAATCCTCTAATAAAATCATTAAGTCAATTTCTGTAATAGTTGTCTCCAAACTTTCAGCGTACAATATTCGCCCGTTATCGAGCAAATAGTTTTTTATGTTCCGACACTTACTGAACGATATATACGGTTGATGCCATTTCTTAAGTTCTACATGTTCCAATCGTACACGGAATACGTATCCGAATTTTTCCGAATTTGATAGTATGGTTTTAATATCATCTGTCGTTTCTCTAAACTCGGTCAGCGGAAATTTTTTATTAACCAGTTCGTAAGGATATGAGCTTTCACGGTCATAGCTTCCAACATTATATAATATCTTTCCAACATAGAAACGGTTAGCGTGAGTATCTCCACCTCTAAACGCTTCACGCAACAGTTCAAACACGTGTAAGGTAGGCACTAAACCGCGTAATATTCCGTTATATGGGAATAACACCTTTTTTGCCATACGCCGGACATATCCAGTTGAAGTATACGGGATTGTGTTTAGTGTGTCGCCATTGGCTTTTAACAATGCTTTTATTGCACATGACAAACCTACAACATCATTTCGCATATAAACTAAATCATCAGCGTCTATCTCTGACCAAGGATATCGCACAATATCATAGTTCATTTCTGTTTTCTGTAATGGTCTTGGAACGTTCATATCTTTCATGAAACGCTCAAGTCCTACCCCTGCGAGCTTATAACTACAACGAAATTCCACTTTATCCCATACGCAATATAGAGGCTCCCTAACATCAACTAAGAAAACATCTTTTCGGTCAAACTCATGGATGCCTTTCAAAAATTGGAATTCATGAGCTAAATTATGAACATATATAATTAATCGTTTCTTCTCCGGAATTATTCGGTTTAATTCGTCAATCACGGTTATAAAATCATCCCAAGTTCGGCCATATATTACCGGCATGCCCCATATATGCAGCTGCCATATATACATAAACGCGTGTGTCTCATCTTTGTATTCAATTTTACTCGTTTCTATATCCCATGACGCTATTAATTCCAGATACTTATTAACCGATTTCGTTAATAATATTTTGGACAGTCTTGTGTTTAGCATCTCCATTAATAAACGCACGTGCAAGCTCCTCCGACGAATATATGTCTATTAGTTTTGTGTTCTTCTCCGCGGCCATAAAATCGGCAAATTTATTATATTTAGAAACTGGAATATTATATCCGTGTTTTTTTAATGTTGCAACACTTTTTCGGCGCACTTCTCTTAGCCCCGCAACACTTGCAAACTTATTTTTATATAAATTCTCCGCAATTTCTCGATAAAATGGTAAATCCTCATCTGATATGTCCTTAGGGGCTTCTAAATCAAATAATCCGCTTTTAAGCACTTTGTCATAATCTGACCATTCCTTAGACGCTGAAAACCTTTGCTCGCGCTTCTTAAGAATATAATACAATCTGCGGTATTCTTGCCTATCTGTCATTAGCGTTATCCTCTGTCATAATATCTATACATTCTTTAACTGCCGACAGCTTCGCTTGATAGATATCAGTTTCTAAACTATTCTTGCAGACGCTATAGTGTCGACGGTACATTATTTCATAATAGTTATACAACTTAATCATTTTGTCTGTTTTTGTCATAATTGCGTAATACCTCCTCTATCGCTTCAGATATGCTCTCTCGTTCGCGGTTATAATCTTCTTTAGTCGCAAGTTCGAAATTACTATCAATGTCTGTTATATACAAAGAATCGTTACAAGCATAACACTCCACACATAACACATATAATTCTGATTCTTTAAAATTTGTCAAATCTAATGGTAATGTAAATGTTTCTTGGTTCTCGACATCTTCAAATATAATTATCCCAATATCGCCCGCGCGGCTAATATCTTTTATATCGTATTGGCTAATCATCTACGGCCTCCCATGATACAACATTAAATCCCGCAACTGTACAATGCGCTAACCCAGAGGGCGATTCTACACATTTTCTGACACTCGCTAATTCTAATTCTGTTGCTCTACCATCACAACAGTATGTATAACCTCTATTATGACATGCATCAATAAATTCAATTACTTCTTCTCCCTCATTAAATCTTAACCCCAACGGCTCTAATATCATGTGCTTATATTCGATGTCAAGATCTTTAACGCAATACCCCCTAGCGTTATATAAGAATATGACATATCGTCCGGTTTTATTATCATCTATTTCGTAACCCCTAAATATAAAGTAATCATCACATACTTCATTTATTCTATCCAATTCGTCCCATGTCGTCAACATAAAAGCATCAGTCATGCCAAGGCTTTTTTTAAAATATATATTCATAATAACCTCATCCATCATAGTCACTAAAAATCAATTCATACGGTTTAATGATGTGCATCATCCTAACAATTTTTTCACTATCGTCAAACTCCACACGCACATATTTCCCTTGGATTTCCTCCAAACAATAACTTTCTGTAATGGTCATCAGGTTTAACATCATAGCAACAGACTGTCTTACCACATTAGGAATACTTCCGTCAGATATACATTTAACAATATTTGTTCCTGTTCCATCTTCAAACAATAAGCTTATCTCCCACCAATACCAACCTTCGGATTTATACAACCGACATGTTGATATTTCAGCATTCACAATTTTCATTGCTCAATCTCCTTTCGTTGTGGTTATCTTATATGATTTCAGAGGATATTCATCCTCCTTGATTGTGATTATATTGTATCATAATATTGTGTCAGGGTAAGATATAATTTGTAAACTATTAATAGTAAATGTGTTGACATTGTATTAAGATTTAGTTAGCATATGCTAACTATAATAATTATGAATTTCGTTAAATTTTTAACGAATTGTGGTCTGGTAATTATGAATATTTTTATAGTGAGTTGTAAATATTGTGTGAAGCTTTGTAATATTAACAAATTGTTCATGAAGTTCATGGGAATTTCATGAACAATTTGTTAATATTAACAAATTGTTCATGAAGTTCATGGGAATTTCATTTTGTTCACAAT